TGCGCTTGTTTCACTTGGCATAAGAGCCATTAGTGTTGAGTTACGTATACCCGTAGCCTTTAACTGCTCACGCAATCCTGCCCAGTCCATGCGCTCAACATGTGGAATAACTTCGTCTAGTGCTTTTGCATAGGTTTGGTTAGGAGTAATGCCATGCCCGTACTTTGTTTCCATATTGCCGCTGGGTGCGCCTTGCTCTGCTGCCAAGTCTGCACTTGCTTTGATTAGATAGTACGACCACGCTTCTGCATACTCATCAATGAGTTCAAGACCTTCTTGTGTAATGTCTTGATAACTCAAATGGTTCTTTGCCATCCAGTAAGCAAAATTAATAATACCAATGCCTAGTGGGCGGCGCTTCTCTGTTGACAAACGGGCAGCAAGGATTGGATAATCCTGATAGCTTAACAGTGCGTCAAGTCCTCTTACTGCTAAACGTGAAACACGTTCAAAGTCACTAGGCTGTTTAATATTGCCCCAGTTGATAGCACTTAATGTACATAAACTAATCTCACCATCTGGGTCGTTAATGTCATTTAGCGGCTTGGTCGGCAAATCAATTTCTGCACAAAGATTGCTTTGGCGAATAGGAGCAACTTCTGGAAGGAAGCTGCCATGATCGTTTGCATTATCTACATGCTGTAGATAGATACGTCCTGTGTTCTTGCGCTCTTCCATAAAGCTTGAGAACAGTTCAATTGCTTTTACAGTCTTCTTACGTAGCTTTGTGTTGCGCTCTGCTGTTTCATAAAGTTCACGGAATTTAACTTGGTCTGCATAAAATGCTTCGTATAACCCAGGTACATCACTAGGCGAGAAAAGAGTGATATCTCCTCCTGTGATTAGTCTTTCATACATTAACTTATTAAATTGTACACCGTAGTCCATATGGCGCACACGGTTGTCTTCTGTGCCTTTGTTGTTCTTTAACACCAGCATTTCTTCTGCTTCTAAATGCCAAAGAGGATAATAAACAGTTGCCGCGCCGCCACGAACGCCACCTTGTGAACAGCTCTTTACTGCTGCTTGGAACATCTTATAGAAAGGAATAATGCCTGTGTGATATGCATCGCCTTTGCGGATGGGAGATCCGATAGCACGGATTGCGCCGCCGCCTACTCCAATGCCAGCTTTTTGACTTACATATTTTACAATGCTGCTAGAGGTAGCATTAATACTATCCAAGCTATCCCCGGTTTCAATAAGAACACAAGACGAAAATTGTCGTTGCGGAGTGCGGACACCTGCCATGACAGGCGTAGGCAAGCTAATGTCATGCTGACTAATAGCATCGTAATACTCTTTTACGTACTTTAGACGCTCTTCTTTAGGGTAAGAATTGAATAGCGTTGCTGCAATCAGAGCATAGCAGATCTGTGGTGTTTCAAAGATTTCTCCTGATACTCGATTCTGTACTAGATACTTGCCGCGCAATTGCTCCATTGCAACATATGTTAGATTTTCGTCACGTTCATGTTTAACAAACGAGTTGATTCGGTCCCATTCTTCGTCGTCATAATAAGAAATTAATTCAGGATCGTAAAACCCTAAAGCAATATTCCTTTCAACTAAAGACTTAATATGAATAGGTTCGTACTGACCATAAACTTCCTTACGTAGTGCATAGTTAATTAATCTACCGCCTACATACTGATAGTTTGGTGTTTCTTCACTGATAAGATCTGCGGCTGCTTTAATAAGAGTTTCTTGAATCTCACTTGTAGTCATACCATTAAAAAATTGTATTTGACTTTTAATTTCCACCTCGCTCGGACTAACACCAGTAATGTCTTGACACGCATAAAAGACAACTTTGTGTAATTTTTCAATATCTAACGGTTCTTTACGTCCGTCGCGCTTGGTGACTTGAATCATTTCTTTTTCCTCTTTTGTTAATTGATTTGATATTTATTGCAGGGGCGGCAGGATATGTTCGAGTTGCGAATGAAGTGTACTAGGTAATTCATCTTTATGAACATGTGTGTCTCCGTGATATCCGATAACTCTGTCACCGACAAAAAGCAGATAGTAAGTTGCTGATTTTTCTCGATCCTGTCTAATATGT